GGGTTGACGAGCGTACCCAGCCGACGAGCTGTGACACGGGGAGCGGCGACCGCTAGGTGGCCGAGCAGAGACTGTGCCCCGTTGCTGCAATCGCTCTGATAGCCGACTGCCGGGAAAACTGATCAGGGAGTGACTCTGGTAATCAGAGACGGCCACAGGTACGTTTCGGGGCTGGTTTTGGTGCCGTACGAGCGATTACGTGTCCGCTGCACCATCGGAAGCGCATCGGGTCCCGCAGCCTCACGGCGGCGTGCTGGTCGTGCCGCCAAAGGGTGGCCGCAGTCCGAACCCGTCAGGGCTATCCAAGGAACGCCGCGAGCTCGTGGAGGCGATCGAGCGCTCCGAAGTGCCGCGCGTGATGGAGATGCTCCACGCGCTGTTCGTGCGCGGCATCGAGGGCGACGACATCGCGGCGAAGCTCTGGCTCGATCAGGTGCGCGGCCCCGTGAAGGCGCGCGACGACGACGCGATAGCGCGAGCAGCAGAGGAGAAACTGCTTGAAATGCTTCAGGAAGCGAGGAGACGTAGGGCGCTAGAGACAGGTCGGCAAAGCCCTTGACGCATGACGGCCATCGAGCTGTTCGACATCGACTCGGCGATCGATGAACTAATCGATCTGCTGCCGCCAGATCAACAACCGGCGGCATGGTCGATCGAGTCTTTCGCCGGAGAGCACCGGCACCAACTGGCTGCCATGGTGGACCGCTCGAACTGGATCCACCTGATGTGCGCCCGGCAGTCGGGCAAGACGTGGGCGGACCTCGGCATCCTGCTGGACAACGCGCAGGCGAACGGCAACAGCCTGGGCATCTTCCTGGGGCTCAAGGGAACCGCGGTCAAGCTCGCGGTGTGGGTGATCTGGAAGCGGCTTCTGGACAGCTACGCTATCGAGCGAACGGACAATGAGACGTCGATGCTATCGACGTTCCCGAACGGCGCGCGCGTCGTCTTCGGCGGCACGGACGACCTGTCGAACGTAAAGAAGTTCCTGGGCAACCGGCTCGACAACTCGGTGTTCATCATCGACGAGAGCCAGGACCAGCCCGATGCGGTGCTGCGCTACATCCTCCAGGCACTGCTGCCGCCGATGTGTACGCCGACAACGCGCGTGATCGTCTCGGGCGTGCTGCCTGACGTGCCGGCCGGCTACTTCTACGAGCTCGCCGCCGAGAGGCCGCTGGCCGAGGCGCCCGAGCTCCAGAAGTCCAAGGGGTTCAGTCACCACGAGTGGGGACGCGCCGACAACGTCCACACGCCCGAGGCAATGGCGCAGCTGCGCGTGTACATGGCCGAGCACGGCCTGGACGAAAACGACCCGCAGATTCAACGCGACTGGTTCATGCGGCGCGCGTGGGTGAAGGGCGCGACCGCCTACGGCTACGAGCTCGCCCGCAACGGGTACAACCCGCAAGAGCCGGCGTGGTTCGAGGCGGCGCTGGTCGAGATCGTCGCCGCCATCCTGAAGCGCTACCCGGACCGCGACGACCTCGTGCGCCTGTACTCGCGGACCGCGCAGCCACCGGGCTCCGACTGCCGCTTCGGCATCATGGCGGCTGTCCCCCGACCAGGGATCGAGTACATCTCGTGCGCCATCGACCAGGGGCGTGGCGACCGGTTCTCGATCGAGGTCAACGGGTGGGGCCGCACCGTGCCGAAGGGCCAGCACCTGTTCGAGTTCGCGACGCCGCGCAACACGGCGCTGACTCTCGGCCAGGCCGTGCCGGTCATGCGCATCGTCCAGCGCCACTATGGCCCGGGCTGGTGGTTCATGGACGGCGTCCAGAACGAGATCGACACGTTCGCCATGGACCACGGCATCACCGCCATCAAGGCGCCGAACAAGCAGGACGCGCCTGGCCAGATCAAGCGTTCCAAGGACTTCCTGCAGCGCGGGATGCTGGAGGTGATGATCGGGTCAGCGCTCGAGCAGGACCTACAGAAGGCCAAGCGCGACACGGACGCGCAGGCCAGGAGGCCTGGTGCATGGTCGTGGGCCAGCGCGTGGCACCCCGACCCCTCGGAGGCCTGGCGCTACTCCCTGGGCCCCTACTTCGACGCCTATGAGGCGCCCGACAAGCGCACCCAGGCCGAGCGCGAGCTGGCCGCCATCGCCGCCGAGGACATGGCCGAGGTCATGGGTGATGGCGAGGGGCGCCCCGACGCGCTCTCGGTCGCCGTCGGCTGGCACTGACGGTTTCGGTGCCGGTCGCCCCTCGGGTGAATGCCCCGAATCGGCCTGAAAGCGCTTCTCGCGACCCTGAAAGACGCCGGAGTCCGCCGCTACGTGAACGAAGACGGGCGGACCGAGGTGGAGTTCTTCGCCGCCGGCGCGCAACCCGGCGTCGATGTCGAGGACGCGCTTGACCCGGAGACCCGGCGCGACATGCGACCGCCGGAGCCGCCGAAGGACCCACTACGCGCGGCGCTGAGCGATGAACCGTTCCCCCTCGGCGAAGAGTCCGAGGTCGAGGCGAACTGATGGGCAAGCAGGCCCGGATTCGTCGGTCCCGGAAGTCGAAGTGGAAGATCGCCACGAACCAAATGCTGGCCTCGTGCGCTGATCCGATGTGCGGGGCGTGCCGTGGGCGCGGCGCGCTATACGACCCCACGCGGGTGTGCGGCTGCGCCGTTGACGGATTCCGAGAGCGCTACGCCGGCCGGCTGCGGAGCAGGGGTTGGGGTCTTGAGGTGCTGGTGGATCGCGGGCCATGACGCACATCGAGAAGTCCACCGGACCTGAATATGCGGTCGTCGTCATGCACTGCGGACTCGTGGTCCTGGTTCATGACGACGGGAGCACTAACCCGCCAGGCGCGGACTGGGTTTTGAAGCCGGGCGAGACGGCGACATGCCGAGCGTGCCGGTTGTTGGCCGGGCCCGGCGCCGAACAGGTGGCCACGCGGTCTTGCCTTCTGGAGCGGACCGCATGACGCCGCAGAACCCGAATCTTCCCGCCGCGGCCTGGTTCGATCCGACGAAGCAAGACGAGGACTGCGCGCGTGCGATGTACGGGCAGGCCGGCGCGCTCGAGATGATCAACCGGCAGCGGCGGTACCGCCAGGCGCTGCTCTACCGGCTCGTGACCGGTGACGAGGCGCCGGCGCTGTTCTCGTACTGGATGTCCTCGCGGCCCGCGAACGCGGTCACGGGGCTCGGACTGGGCAACTACCAGGAGCCGGCCATCAACGTCGTGGCGAGCGCCCTGGAGGTCTTCGAGAACAGGATCGGCACCCTGCGCCCGTTCGTGCAGGTGCTGCCGAAGGGCGGCGACATCGATACGCGTCTGGCGTGCGAGCAGGCCGAGCACTTCGTTGATGCGCTGTTCGACGAGTGCCGCCTCTACGACACCACGGGCCTGACCTTCCGCGACGGCGGTACGTGGGGAACGGGGTGGATCAAGGTGCAGCCGTCGTTCGACCGGAAGTGCCTCGAGATCGGCCGCACGCTGGACGACGAGATTCTGTACGACGAGTCCGAGACGCTGACCGGCGCGCCCGGATCACTGATCCAGCGGCGTTACATGATGCGCGACGACGCCATGGCGTACGCGGACATCGCGCCATCGAAAGAGCGCGACAAGATCGCGGCGGCCGTTCGCTCGGCGCCGTCGGCTTTCGGAGCGGCCTTCTGGGGCTCAGCGGCGCCCATCCAACAGATCGCTCTGCTCGAAGGCTGGAAGCGCCCCGGCGCGGACGGCAAGCCCGGCCGGCGATGCCTGGCGCTCCCGAACTACCTGCTCGATGACGACGAATGGACCCGCGATCACTTCCCCTTCGCGCGCTTCCTCTGGACGCGCCGAAGCCTTGGCTGGCGCGGCGGGAGCGCGGCCCACGCGATGCTGCCGTACCAGATCAAGATCAACAAATGGGAGGAGCGCATCGACGCCAACGGCGACCGGATGGCTTTCTCCGGCTGGGTCGTTGACCAGAACACCCAGATCAAGGCCGAGGCTCTGGGCGGGCGTCCGGGGCGCATCATCCGCAAGGTCGGCGGCGGGCAAGTCGAGCCCATCACGGTCACGTCAAACGCGCCCGACGCCTACCAGGAGCTCGAGCGCTGGATCAATCGCGCGTTTCAGCGCGTGGGCCTGTCCCAACAGCAGACCGCCGGCCTGAAGCAGCCCGGGATCACTTCGGGCGCCGCGCTGCGTACGATGGTTCAGATCGAGGACGCCAGGAACCAGGCGCTTCAGATCGCGCTCGAGCAGCTGGTGAAGGACGTGGCCGAGCTCGCCGTCGAGGCCGCCGAAGACATCAACCTCAGCGTCAACGTGCCGGGCGTGCGCGGTGGGCGCATCTCGTGGGGCGACCTGAAGCTGGCGAAGGACCAGCGCAAGGTGTCGGTGTTCCCGGTCTCGTCGCTCCCGAACGACCCCGCCGGCCGGCAGCAGCAGATCGCCGAGTGGTACGCCGACGGCGTCATCGACAAGCGCATCCGCTTCAAGCTCCAGCAGATGCCCGACCTCAAGGCGTACGCCATGCTGGCGACGGCCGAAGACGACCTGATCGAGACGACGCTGAACGAGATCGTCAAGACGGGGAAGTTCTGCCCGCCCGAGCCGTACAACGATCTCCCGCGCGCCCTGGCGACCGCCCGCGACCGCTGGGCGCTTGAGAAGCGCCTTAAGACGGACCGCAAGGTCTTGCGCCAGCTCGTGGCGTTCATGGCGGCCGTGTCGACGCAGATCGAAAGCGGCCAGCAGTTCCTGGCGCCGCCGTCACCGACCGCTTCCCCTGCCGGCGCGCCAGCCGCGCCCCCCGTCCAAGCAACCCCAAGCACCGCGCCGCCGATGGCGGCCTGACCAGGAGACGTCATGGCCCGACCCAAGACCGAATCGACCGCCGCCGAAGCGCCCGCCGCCGATGACAGGAGCGCCAAGATCGAAAGCCTGCGCGCGCGAGCCGAAGCGCTCGTGTGGGACCCGGACGAACTGCGCGCCTTCCTGCGCGATCTGGTCGACGCCATCCCGTCGTGATCGGCCACGCGGCCCTAGGTGTCGCCGTCGGGCTGGCGATGGCCGGTGCCGTGCGGCTGGCCGTCGTCAGGTTCGCGTGGGCGCGCGCCCTGCGAAATGAGGCCTACGGCCTGCGCATACCGCTGGTGCTGGCGCTGGCGGCCGCCGTGGGCGAGGAGATAGTGTTTCGTGGTCTGCTGCTGCCAGCGGACGGCCTGATCGTCTCCAGCGCGGCATTTGCGCTCTGCCACGTGGGCCCGCGCTCACGGCATCTGGCATGGGGCGCGTTCGCGTTTCTATGCGGCCTGGCGCTGGGCGGCATCATGCTGCTGACCGGCGATCTGGCCGCCGCAGTCGCAGCCCACCTTGCCGCCAACCTCGCGGTCAGTTTCGGTGCCGCGCGCGCCCGTGTGAATGGCCACGGAAGCGAGCGAAGGACAGGAAGGGACGGAAACGGGCACCGAGGCGCCCCCGGCGTCGCTGGAGTCGCGCAAGGCCGAGATTCTGGCGCGTGCGCGCGCCGGTGATCCGAGCCGCACAGAGCAGGGAGAGCCGGGCTCGAGCGGGGCCCATAACCCCGCGCCGGCCGGTTCGACTCCGGCCCCTGCGACCGATGACGCCGCGCCGACCACTTCCGCGCCGGACGACGCGACGAGCGAGATCGCCGCGCTGAAGGCGCAGATCGCCGAGCTGTCCGCGAAGCTCACCGCCCCGCCGAAGACCGAGGCCGCGCCGGTCGCGGCCGAGGACAAGTACGCGGCCCTGGTCGAGCGCATGAAGGCCGACCCGGGGACGTTCTTTGACGAGTTTCCCGACGTCGACATCGAGAAGCTTTCGGCGGCCTACCTCCGGCGCGCTGACAACCCGGCGCACAAGGAGCTGACCGACCACGATCGCAAGATCGCCGAGCTCCAGAAGCGCCTGGACGACCGCGAGAAGGCCGACCAGGAGCGCGCCGCCAAGACGCAGGCCGAGGCCGCCGAGCAGGCGGGCCGCGCGGGCGTAAAAGAGGTCATCGATGCCGAGAAGGGCCGATGGCCGCGTCTGAGCCGCTCCGATGAGAACCTTTCCGAGGGCGTCGCGCTTGCCCTCGAAGCCGGCCGCAAGGCCGTGGCCGAGCTGCGCAAGACCAAGGGCGAGAAGTGGCTGCCGACCCAGGAAGAGGCCACCACGCTCGTTCAAGACTGCCTCGACCGCATCGAGAAGGATTTCGCCGCGCGCGCCGCGCGCTACGGTGCCCCCGACATCGCCCCGGCGCCGAGGGCCGCCGATCCGCCGCCCGCGCGCAAGACCATCCCGGCCGTGTCGCAGCCGTCCGTCGCGGCGCGCGCGACCACCGAACCGCCTCCCGCTACCAAGGACCTCGCCTCGAAGAAGGCCGAGATCTTGAAGCGCACCCGTCTCGCCGCCCGTCAACCCTGACCCTGAGGAAAAGACCATGTCCATCGCCCACACGATTCTCGCCGCCCTGGCCCATTATGCCGCCCCGCTGGTCCTGGTCGCCGTCGCGCTCGTCGCGCTCGCGCGCCTCAGGGGATGGACGCGCATCGTCCCGCTGGCGCTGTCCATCCTGAATATCAGCGACAACGCCGCCGCCGGCCTGAAGGACTGGTATTCGGCAGCGTACGAGGACGCCGCGTACCGCGACAACGTGTTCTTCGGCCTGGTGAACAAGGTCGAAGGCTACGGCCAGCAGATCATCCAGGCGATCAAGATCGGCCGCACCGCCGGCCACGGCGCCGACATCTCGAGCGCGATCACGAACCAGTCGAGCGAGTCGCGCAAGAAGTTCATCACGCCGTGGGGCAAGTCGTACGCGGTGGAGAACGTCGACAACACGGAAATCGACGTCTCGGACAGCGACGATGGCGCGATCGTGGAACTGCTCGGCGACGCCGGCGAAGGCTGCATGCGGAAGGTGTCGGAAGACCTCGAGTACGACATGTTCGGCGACGGCTACGGCGTCCGCGGAACCATCGGCAGCAACAGCGGCGGTGGTCCGTACGTCCTGACGCTCGGGCAGCGCACCGACACCATCAAGTGGCAGGTGGGCGACGTCGGCGTCAGCGCGGTGGCCAACAACAGCGCCTCGCTCGACACCGGCAGCATCACCGTCACGTCGGTGGACACCGACGCAGGGACCATCACGGTCACGGCGAACGGCGGATGGACGCCGACCAACACGCACGTCCTGTTCTACACCGCCGACAAGATCAGCGGTTCGCTGACCACGGCTCTGAAGGTGCTCGGCCTCAAGCTCTGGATCCCGATCACGGCGCCGTCTGGCGCCGACGCCACCGGCATCGACCGAAGCGTGGACCCGAACAAGCTCGCCGGCGTCCGCATCGACGCGCGCAACCTGGACCCCAAGCAGGCGGTCAACGCGCTACTGACCCGCATCTCGATCAACCGACAGGCCGACCCGCGCGTCCTGATGTGCAACCCGGAATTCTACCAGGCGTACGAGGACAGCTTGCAGAACCAGGCGGTCTACGTGCGCAACTCCGGCACCGGCGAGGCCGCGGTGGCCTACTATGAGGGCATCCGGCACATCGGCCCCAAGGGCCCGTGCACGCTGTACGCGGCGCCCGGCTGCGACTCGGATCGCTTCTACGCGCTCGACATGCGCACGTGGTTCCTGCGCTCGCCGCGGAACAAGCCGATCAAGATGGCTGGGCGCGCCGGTAAGGACCAGCTGATCGACCTGGCGACGGCCGACGGCGTGCAACTCCGCTGGAAGTATCTCGCCAACCTCTCGTGCTCGTTCCCGGGCGCGAACGGCGTCGCTCAGATCGCGTAAGCGGCGGACCGCCCAACAGGAGAAGACATGGCATCCCCGATCAAGTACCTGATGAAGGCCCCCGAGGCGGGGACCGTGCCGGTGGTGATTCAGTTCGCCGTCGGCGCGACCGGCGCCGTGGGTGCCATCCAGGGCAGCGGCAAGCGCGCCAAGGAGTTCCGCACCGCCACTCCGGTGGTGCGGACCGGCACCGGCGTCTACGACATCTTCCTGAAGGCCGGGTGGCTCGCCTGCCTCGGCTCGCGCGCGGAGACGTTCGGGACGCTCGACTCCACCGCTGGCACCTTCGGCAAGGTCACGACCGACAACAGCACGGCGGCCGCACCCAAGGTGACGGTGACGTTCCTCCGGCCGGACACCGGCGTCGCTGCCGACCCGCGCCAGGGCGACATCGCCGTGGTGTACCTCTTTCTGAAGAACCTGAAGCCCGATTGATGGCTCTGGTCGACGACATCGCCCGGGACGTCGCGAGTCGGTACGCCGGCTCCGATGCGCCCGAGGCCGCGGCGGAAGATCCAGCGCTGGAGTTCTCGGGCGCTGCGATCGATGCCGTCAACCGGGGCGACCGCGTGGCGTTCCTGGCCGCCGTGCGTTCGATGCTCGATCCGCCGGAGGCCGACGACTACGTGCCCGAGCTGCCGATCGCGCCAGGCGAGGACTTCGATCCCGACGTTCTGCTCGGCCCGGAGTGACCCATGGGCAAGTCGGCCTCCGACCTTGTCACGCTGGTCCGCCAGAAGTGCAGCATCGAGAACAGCCAGGTCGCCACCGACGCTGAGATCGTCTCGTACCTGAACGAGGCGCTCCGCGCGCTGTTCGACCTCGTAATCGCGGTCGACTCGTCGTACTACGAGCGGACCCGCGACTACACGCTGGCGAGCTCGCCGACGGGCGCCGTCGCGTCGCTGCCGGGCGACATCTACAAGCTGCGCACGGTCCTGCGCTACCCGGACACCACGCGCGAGTATCCCACCTTCCTGGTGCCGATGGCCGAGCGGCGGATGGGCAAGATCGGCTACACGCTCGACGGCGACCGGATTACGATCGTGCCCTGGTCGATCGCTGGCGACGGGCCGTGGCGCGTGGTCTACACGCCGAAGGCGCCGCAGTTCCGCACGTTCACGGTTACGTACTGCACGGCGGCCACGCTGCCCGGATACTCGGCCAGCGGTTCGGGGGCCGGCAAGACGCTGACGGGTGGCGCAAACGCCATCCTGGCCGTCGACGGGACCAACGTCGCGAACGGCGACATCGTCTTGGTCAACACCGTCGGCGCGCACGCCGCGACCGACACCGGGATGTACTTTGTCGTGGATCGCGGCTCGGTGGTACCCGGATCGCCGTTCATCTTGCAGCGCGTTCGCAGCTACGACGACTCGGCCGAGATCCAGAACGGCGACCTGTTCAGCATCGCCGCCGGCAGCACGCTGGCGAATACCCGGCAGGCCGTACAACAGGCGGGCCTACAGGTCTGGACGTCGACGTCTGTGATCGACGTGGACCCGCTGCCCATTTCGGCCACGACGTCGACGCTGCCGCTGACCGAACTCGACGTCACGCTCGACAACTTCGACGAGTACGTCACGAACAAGGCCGCGCTTGCCATCTTCGCCAAGCGCCAGATGGACCCGGGCCTCGTGCCCGGTCTCTTCGCCGCCGCCGAGAACCGCGTCAAGGGCATGGCCCAGGGTCGGACGGCCGAGCCCGAGCAGGCGCCGATCATGTGGCGCGGGCGACGCCGCTATTCTCCCTACGACGACTACGACGAGACGTGGTGATGCCCAACCCCGCTCATGGCTTCGGCCCCACGCCAGCGGGCGATGTCAACCTGAACCGCGTCCAGAACGCGGTCAAGCAGGCGCTGGATACGCTCGCCGAGAACGTCCAGAAGATCATCGACGCCATGGGCCTGACGACGAAACAGGCCGTGTGGCAGACGATCGGGGTCAAGACGCGCGACCAGCTGCGCCGACTGCGCGGCGACGCCGACGGCGTGAACGGGCCGCGCTCGATCATCTTGTCCGGGACGGCGACGCCGATGGACGCCGGGCGCGCGGTCTACATCTGGGACCCCGCGTCCGCGGCGGCCGACAACGGCACGACGGTGATCGCGGTCAGCGGCGTTTCGGCCGGGCGGTGGCGGACGCTATGAGGCTACTCCTTTACGCAGACGCCGCGGACCTCGTACCTCGGCACGTAGCACCGGGACAGCGGCGGGCAGTCCCAGTCGGCGCCGCAATCGGCGTGCGCCTCGGCGGCCGGCCGCTCCTGCATCCCGGCCGCGAACCTGCCAGCGGCGCGCTGGAAGCGCTGGTGCCTCGTCAGGCCGTCACTGTGGCGGCACCCGGCGGCCAAGAGCACCGCCACGACGAGCGCGCGCACCTACTGGCACTCGGCGCAGGAGGCCACGACAATGGTCAGGTACCCGCCGTCGGTGTACGTGCACCCCACGGAGATCGCGCCGTCGGTGTACGCACAGGCGTAGCGGCCCTTGAAGACGCGCGCGCCGTTGACGATGCAGCGGTCCCCGACCTCGCCGTCGGTGCCGCAAAACAGCTTCGCATCCGGCGCCGCCGCCCCTGTGTCCACGCCAGCATCGGCGTCCAGCGACATCTGCACCGGATCGGTGGTCGCCTCCGCGCACCCCGACAGGACCGCCAGCAGCACCAGCCATCGACGCATGGGGTCGGAGCCTAACCCAATGGCGCTCCAAGGTCAAACGGTCGACGTCCTGTTCCAGCCGCTGAACCAGCAGGCCACGGCAACGGGCGGCCCGATCGGGCGCATCAAGAGCCTTGGCAACGCCGTTGTCAAGAAGATCACGCGCGACGGCCAGCCTGGCATCCGCGTGGAGAAACGCGACGGTTTCGCGGCCTTGCCCACGGCCGTTCGCGATCCGTCGACCGGCGGCGTATCGGCCAAGACGTTCGTCAATCCGAGCCTGTTCGCGACGTGGGGTGATCGCCTGATGGGTGTGTGGGCCGCGCAGCCGTTCGTTCTGTCCGAGGCCGCGCAGGCATGGGAGTCACCGACCGTCATCACGCCGACCCAGGTTCTGCGCCAGCGGACGATCGGAGGACGAAACGACGTCGTCTTCACCTGCGACCAGGCGCGCGTGGGATCGCGAATCGCGTTCTGCTGGCTGGGAACCGGGAACGTCATCTGGGTGACCATCATCGACGATGACGGTACCGTGGTGCTGTCACCCACCATCGCGGCGTCGTCGATCAACCCGATGCCCGCCAAGCTCGCCAGCGACGGTTCGCGGTTCTGGCTCATCATCGCGAACATCGGAGCCACGGCGCTCTATGTCTCCAGCTTCGATGCCAACGGCGTGGGCTTGACGACATTCAACACCGCAGTAGGAATCGGCGCGGCGGCGTATTTCGACGTCGCCGTCGATACGTCTCAGCTGGCCAACGGTGTTTTCGTGGCGTGGAAGAACCCGGTCGCGGGCACCAATCTGACCCGCTACCAGTGGAACGGCGCCGCGGTCACGAACAGCACGGCCGCGATGGCATTCGCACTGTGCGCCTCCGGCCGCGTGGGGTTCCTGCGCAACGACCGCGCCGATGGCAAGCTGTACCTGGGCACCATCGACGGCGCCGGCCCCTTTGACCACTACGTCTGGCAGATCAACACGCCGGCCGGCACCCCGGCGAACGGTCATCAGTACAACGTCTCGCTGGGATCGGTAAATGCTGCGTTCCAGTTCACGGGCTACGTCGCTCCGACGGGAAACGCCGACATCACGGTCGCGCTGTCCTTCCTCGACACAACGCCGCATACGCAGCTGAATTTCACCGACCTCCGGACGGTTACGTTCGCTGGCGTGACGTCACTGGCGCGCACGCAACGCTCCCTGACCATGGTCTCGCGTCCCTTCGCGATGCAAGGGAACTATTACGCCGTCGCCTACTACCGATCGGACCCTGCGTCGTTCTCCGCGATCTCACAGTCAACGTTCTTCCTCATCGCCCTGTCTGCTCCCTGGACGGTATGTGGGCGCTGGGAGTGGGGCACGGCATACGCCGACTGGGCGGACACTGGCACCATGACGTACTACATGGACCTATCGTCGCCGACTGTGGCCGGCGACGGAGGCGTCCACGTCACGCTGCCGTATCGGGCGAGCTCGGGAGTTGCGCTCTCGTTCGTCGGCGACGTCTTCACGCCGGTTAAGCACACCGTCGACGTCGTGGGCGTGAAGGATTTCAGCTTCGGCCCCGACTTCGGCCGCGCGCTGGATCTCGACGGCTCGATCTTGATGCCCGGCCCGCAGGCGGTCAGCTACTCGGGGACCGAGTTCTCCGAGGACGGCATTCCGCTCTTATACGAGATTCCGGCGGCGCCGACCCAGGGAGCGGGCGGCTCGCTCAACGCCACGGGGACCTATTCCTACGTCTTCGTCGGTGAGTGGACGAACAACGCCGGTGAGCGCGTGCGTGGTCCCGTCGGACCACCGGTTACGTTCGCCATGTCGGCCGGCAGCACCAAACTGACCTTTACCGGATACAACATCCACGTTTCGAACAAGCAGTTCCTGATGGTTGCGGTCTACCGTACGATCTGGGACTCCACGAACGGAGTGCAATCGACGACCTACCGCAAGGTGACCGGTAGCCTGGTGGCAGGCACCTACGGCGGCCCCGTCATCTACAACAACGACAGTTCCAACACGTTCACCTTCGTGGACACCATGTCAGACGCCGCGGCGTCTCTGAACGAGCCGCTGTACACCGATTCGGGCATGCTAGATCGCCATCCGGCGCCGGCGTTCTCGACGGGCACCAAGGCCTTTAACCGCGCCTTCGTGGTCGGGTACGACAACGCGATCTGGTTCAGCGGAGAGAAGACCGAGGGCGATTCCTACTGGTTCTCGCCGGCCCAACGCATCGTGCTGCCGACGCACGAGCGCGTGACGGCGATCCGCCAGCTCGACAACTTCCTGCTGGTCCTCTGCGAAGGCTCGTCCGTGTTCTCCGTCGCCTCAGGTCCGTTCCCCGACGCCACCGGAGCCGGTTCTGTCCCGAGCCCAGTCCTGTTGCCGTTCACGAACGGGTGCCCTGGTGGCCATGCCGAGCCCACCAGCGACGGGATCATGTACGCGGCGACGCAGGGCGGAATCTGGATGATCACGCGCGACCTGCGAAACGTGTACGTCGGCGCTCCGGTCGAGGACACGACGGCGTCCGGGATCGTCGGCTCAGCGTCCGACGACAAGCAGCGGGTCTCGTTCGTGAACGCGAACGACGGGACGCAAGCTGTCTACGACCAAGTGACCGGGATTTGGTCGACATGGACATCGGACGCCTTCGATGTCGACGGCATCGGCGTATGCCCCATCGTCTCGCACAAAGGCAGGTTTGCTCTGGTGACGTCGGTGCCGTCGATCATCGCGCGGCAGTCGCTGGGCTCCTACACCGATTGGGGCCAGTCCATCACTACGACCATGATAACGGCGTTCATCAGCTTCGGATCGGTGCGCGGATACAAGCGCGTGTGGGGCGTCCAGCTTCAGGGGGAACGTCTCGGGGACGCCGACATCTCGGCGCAAGTGCGCTCCGACTACGACGCCAACACGGTCGTGGAGACGTTTCTGTTCACGCCGCCGGCTGTGACAAAGCTGGTCGTAGAGCTACCGCTAAAGAACGAACTGGTGGAGTCGCTCAGCTATGCGATCCAGGACTTGTTCAATCGCGGCCCGAACCAGGGGTTCGCATACGAACTCTTCGGCTTCTACCTCGGGGTCGAGCACGGCCTTGGCCGTCTGCCGGCCCCCAGCCGCTTCCCGCCGATCTGAGCCCGGGTTTCGGTGCCGGGGGCGCCAGTACGTGGGCGACTTCAACAACGTTGGCTTCAACCGGCAGTCACTGGGGAACCTGCTTGACCCCGGCGGGTTCTTCAAGGACACGCCATCTCAGCCGGGCGTCCTGGCCGGAGCGGGCACCTACCGCGGCGGGCCGGCGGCACCGCTTGTTCGCGACCCCAACACGGGGCTCTACTATGACCAGCAGACGGGTACGAGTTACGTGGATCCGGATGGCCAGCAGGCCGTAACGGACCCGAACGTAGCTCAGCAGGTGGCCGCGAACTTTTCTCGTTCGCAGGGCTTTCTGAACAGCCTCGGTCAAGTGCAGGGCCAGCAGCAGGGTCTGGTCAACAATCTCCAGCAGGTGATCGGCGGTCACGGGCCGTCACTGGCCGGGATGCAGACCAGCCACGCACTCGATCAGATGGCGGCCGACCAGATGTCCCAGGCCGCCGGGGTCAGCGGCTCCGCCTCGCCGCTGGCGCACCTCCTGGCCATGCGAAATACCGGTGCCGCTCAGATCGGGGCCACCAACGCGGGAGCCATGGCGCGCGTCGCAGAGCAGGCGCATGCGCGCGATGCTCTATCGAACGTCCTGGGAGGAATGGCGGGTACGAACGCCGGGCTCGGGGCCGGGTTCGCCAACCTGGCCCAATCGGGCCAGCAGGCGCAACAAGGCCTGAACGCGACGAACGATCAGAACAACGCCACGAAGAATCGCCAGCTCGGCGCCTCGCTCATCGCGTCGCTGGCGGCGATGTGACACCGTGGCCGTTGACATCAACCTGACGCCCACCGCCCAGATGCCTCCGGTCACGACGGAGACGCAGGGCACCGGTACGACCACGGGCACGACGAAGGGCGAGGGGACCAGCGGCATTCTGCCGTCGCTGGCCGCCGACCAGGCCGCGAAAGCCGACGTAGCGCAGACGCAGGCGACCGCCGCCGCGCAATCCGCCGTCGGCGATGCGCTGGCGACTGAGGCCAACGCCAAGGCCGCCGCCGCGGACGCCGAAGCGGTCCAGCAGGCCGCCGCCGCCGAGGAGTCGTCGCGCGTGCGCGATGCGTACCTGGCCCGGATTGCCAAGGCGGACGCCGCCGCCGCGGCGCAAGAGCAGAAGATCAAAGACTTCCAGTTCCACGACTACTGGGGCTCGATGTCCACCGGCCACAAGATCGGCGCGAAGATCCAAATGGCATTCGGCGCCTTCGCCGCCGGCATGCTCGGCGGCCCGAACATGGCGCTACAGAAGATCCAGCGCGACATCGATCGCGATTTCGAGATGCAGAAAATGCAGCTCGCCAGCCGCGAAAAGATCGCGAGCATGCAGCGCGCGGGCGTGCAGGACCTGTACGGGGCCATGCAGCACGATCTGGCCGCGCTCGAGGTGAAGCACGCCGCCGCTTACAAGGCCGTAGCGGCCAAGGCCCAGGCCGAAGCGACCCGCGCGGGAGTGCCGCTGGCACAGGCGCAGAACAACGTGGTCACGCAAGGCCTGTTGCAGAAGGCGACCGAAAAGGACCTGGCAGCCAAGCAGCGCTATGAACAGCAATTCCACCAGGACGAGCAGAAGACCGCCCAGCAGCAGCGCCATGCGGAGACCCAGGTCACGAGCGCCAAGACCGGCGCGGGCGGCGGGGTCGAGGCCGACAAGAACGCGGCAAACTTCGCGGTACTCAAGGAGCACGGCACCTGGATCGCGAACGAGATGCCCAAGCTCTCGGCCGAGGACATCAAGGCCGTCAACCAAGTGATGGCCTCGGAGGACTTCCTCCAGGGTGACGGCACGGTCAAGACGGCGATCAACGCCGCGGCGGCCAAGCTCGGTCTCGACCCCGAGACGGGCATCTCGTCGACGGCGAAGGAATACCTAGACCGCGTGCGGCGCGCCGCCGAAGGCCTCGGCCGCGTGCAGTCGGGCGCCGCTATCGGCACCGTCGAGAACAAGCGGTTCGTGGCGTCGCTCATGCCGAAGGTCTCCGACACGCCGGAAGACCTCACGAAGCGAGCCCAGCGCATCGCGGACGACATCAAGAGCCGCGGCGCCTTCATGGAGCGCGCCCCGCGGAACGCCGCCGGAGCTGCCGCCGCGCCCGCCGACAAGCAGGCCCTGAAGGCGAAGGTCTTACGCGCGGCGGCCTGGATCGAGCAGCACCCGGGCGATCCGCGCATCCCGGCCGCGCGGCGCGCGATCGCGAACATAAACATGCAGCTCGGGGCTCAGTGATGGCCGACGATTTCGACATCGACGCCTTCAATGCCGAACACGGCGCCGCCCCGGCTGGGCCGTTCGTCCGCGGCAAGACGCCCACGAAGCGCATCGCGGCTCCGGAGACGGGACCGGGCAAGACTATCCCGGCCGATGACTTCGACGTGGACGCCGTGTCGCCGCGCCAAAACATGGGGCCGAACGCCCGCCGCGCCGCCGCCGGAAGGCCGCCGGAGCCGGGCGCGCCCGCGTACCTCGAGCCCGACTCGATAGACATGCGCGATGTCGAGCACGAGCGGCGGATGACCGAAAACAACCCATTCGCGGGCGATCCGCTGGCGCGCGCCGTCGCCACTGGCGTGGTTGGGATGGGCGCCGGAACTCTGGTCGGCGGGATCGCCACTGCGGCAGGTGTGCCCCAACTCTTGACGCGCGCCCTTGCCGGAGGAGCCGCGGGCGCCACGTCCGCGGCCGGCGCGGGCGACAACCCGGCGATCGGCGCCGCCACGGGCGCGGCGATCCCGCTGGTCGCAGACGTCGCGAAGCTGATGCGGGGCGAGATCGGGTCGGCCGCCCAGCAGTTGTTCCGGCGTATCGGACAGGCCTCAGAGGCCGGCGATCAGGTGGCCCTGGAGAAGATCGGACAGAAGCGCTTCAGCGAAATCCTGGAGAAGCACGGCGCCGCCGACATCCAAGACCCGCGCGCCGCCGTCGACGCCGCGAAGGCCAACGTGGAAGGGGAGCTCCGCGCGGCTCAGCAGGCCGCGAGTGACAAGGTCAAGACCGACGCCGCTGCCGCCTTCGACGCGCTCCCCGCCGATGAAAAGCTGTTCCGGCAGGTCGGCCAGTTGGCCGGCAAGACGAATGCCCCTGCCGTCGATCGGCTCGGCAAGACAGCCGTAGCCGGGGCGCTCGACCGCGCTGGGGTCAAGTCCCTCGACAACGTCCAGCAGGCCGCCGCCGCGATCACCGCGGCGCGCGCAGCGACCGGTAAGAACATCGGCGCCGCCTACGACGTCTTCGACGCAACCGGCTCCGGCGCCAAGCTCAGCGACGCCATGAACGCGTTGGACAGCTATAGGGGTTCGCTCGAGGAATCGACGGCCACCAAGCCCCTTGCAGACGCCGTGCGGAAGTTCATGAAGTCCTTCTGGGACACCCACGGCGGCGACGCCGACAAGGTGATCTCGCTCAAGACACTGAACCAGGAGATCGGCGCGCTCCAGAAGGCCGGCTTTTCGGCGCCAGGCGTGGAACTGTCGCAGACCTCCAACGCCCAGCTCGGGCGCGGCGCCGCCAAGGCGCTAGACGGCGTCCTGGAGAAACAGATCGGCGAGGCCGCCAAGGCATCCCCTGCCGCCGCCGAGGCCGCGAAGAACCTGAAGACGTGGAATCAGGATTTCCGCGTTTTCACCACGCTCCAGAAGCCGATCGCCGGGCGCGCCGCCGCGCTCCGCTTCGCGACGCCAGAAGTGCCGCCCGTGCCCACGCCGCCGAAGCTGGACCTGGCGAAGCTGGCGCAGAGCCACGGGCCTCTGGTCGAGGAGCTACGCGCGCTCAACATCACGTCCAACGCGATGGCACGCATGCAGGCCGCAAAGATGTTCCCACCGGGGGTTTCCAGCATGGGGAAGACGCCGGGCGAGGTGGCGTCGGCGCTGTTCGCAAAGGCGGCTGGCGTGCCGGTCAGGGCCGCAGCCGCGCCGTTCAGCGCCGCGGACGCGGCCATCGCGCGCTTGTTCATGGCGAAGGCCAGCGGGACCGTCACTCCGGAGCTGATCAAGGCCGCCGCCGCCGCGGGCGTGTCCGCTGACACCCTGCGGCACTTCGTGGCTCACTCCGGCCATCCCACGATGACCAGCCCATGATCGACCGCGGCGAATGCATCATGTCCGTGACCGGCGTCCGGCCGTTCCTGGTGCGCCCCCCGGGCAAGGTGACGGCCGGCCAGTTGAGCCGAGCCGACGACGTGCCCTCCAGGCTGCGCCTGCTCGCTTCCAAGCTCGTTCTGGGCACGCTTGAGGCCGACGCCATGCCCGACGACGCCGTGGACTACGACGGCTTCCTGGACGCTTTTACGATGCCCCCCGACGAGAACCAGCTGGCGGACGTGATCGGGAACTTTCCCCCGGCCGACCACGACGACGCCGGGGCGTACCTGTCGTGCGCCGGCCGGTGCTGGGCGTACCTCCAGGGCCGGTATCCGGTGGCGCCCGAACGGCAGCTTCTGGGCTCGGTCCAGCGCCCGCCGTCCGAGATTGCGCTGACCCAGTTTGAGTTTGAGCTCCTGATCGTCGACAAGCCGCTGGGGGTCTTCGGCCTGGTGGACTCCGGCGCGCTTCTGTCGCCCCAGGTTCGCGCGCTGGCGGCCTGCTACCCGACGCTGCACGCGGCCATCGTGGACGCGATCGCGGACCGGATCGCCACCGAGCAGGCACGGTCGCCGAGCTACGAGCCGCCTTTCTCGCTGGCCCTGTCCACGCTCTCAGGATCGCCCCACATCGACCCGACCGTGACCCGAGGTCTGGCCGCGGCATCGGCATACAAGCAACAGGCGGCGCAGCAGGCGCGCGCCCAGCAGCCTCAGGAAAGCCGTATGGCCAACATGCTGTCGCCGCCGTCAGCCCGGGCCAACAAGTAGGTTTCGGTGCCGTCCGCGCCCGGGTAGAGGGCCATGGCCAAGTCCAAGATCGGCGCATTGGGAGGCAACGAAGCGGGGCACCTGATCGCCGCCGCCGGGGCCAACAACATGACCGGCACGGCGGTCATCTCCCGGATCATCGACATCGACGAGATCGACAACATCTCGTTTGACTGCGCGTGGACGGGGACGCCGACGGGGACGTTCACCGTCGAGGTGAGCAACAGCTTCCTGCCGAACCTGACCAACATGAACGGGACGCCGATTCGGGCCGGTACGTGGCAGTCGGTCACGTCGGCCGTGGACGGATCGATCGTCAACCCGGCGGGGTCAGCCAGCAACTGCCTGTTCGGCTTCAACCCGACGAAGCTGGCGATGGCCTGCACGTACATGCGTTTCCGCTACACCAACAGCAGCAGCACGGGCCAGCTCGAGGTGTACGTGAACGGAAAGGCGATCGGCTCGTGAGCAATTACATCGACCTCCAGGACAACGGGTCGGACCCGGCGCCCGGCAATGCCTCGACGTCACGCATCGCGCGCGTCGCTGGCCAGCTCAAGGCGAGCGCCGACGGCGCGCCATACGTGCCTATCGTTCCGTTCGGAGACGAGGTAACGGAGGCCAACTACGCCGCGCAGAAGCTGAGCAATTCAGGCCTCATGACCTACTTCCGCCCGCTGGGGATCGAGGGCGTCTCGGTGATGCCCCAGTTCATGCTGGGGGCTACGCCGGCAAAGGCTTTCGTCTCCGGGGCTCTGCAATTGTCAACGGGCACCACCAGCAACTGCACCGCCGCGGTCATCTCTGGAACCGACGGCGCGAACTTCTCCAAGTCCATGCGCTCGGCCGCCGACTGGTACTTTTCGGGCCGGTTCAGTATCCCCACGACCCCGACCACGGGAACCCAGTTGATCATCGGCGGATGGGACTCGTCGGGTCTCACGACGTCGATCCGGGTTGGCGTAGACGTCGCCGTGAATGCGACCAACTACTGCATGGTCGGCGGGGCCGGTAGCGCGATCGACTCCGGTATTCCGTTCGACGTGAACGTGAAGCATCGCTTTCGCGCATGGCGCACGGGTGGAGTTTCGTTTCTTCAGATCGACAACAACGCCCCGATTTCGGGGACCGCGAACCTGAGCGCCGACGTATGCCCAATGGTGCAGGCGCACAACGGAACCGGCGCCAACCAGGCGCTCGAGATCGTGTGGGGATTCTGGGCCGTCCCGCCACTGTGAGGCGCCAATGCCAGGACAGAATTCGAATACCGACCCGAAGGTGACAGCAGACCCCGTCTCATTCGAGGTCGAGCTATCGCGCCTCTGCGGCGTCAATGGGATCACGAGCTCCAACCAGACGTCTTTCATCAACGCGATGACGGACGCCCAGGTTGCCGCTTTCGTCCGCCGGTGGCTGATCACGGCGTTCAAGATCATCCCCTGACGCGGATGCCCCGTGAACCTGTGGCGCGCCGCCCCTCTACTCGCCCTCCTCGGCTCGCTGTCCGGCGCGGTGTTCTGGGCCGGTTCGCGCTACAGCGAAGCCGCGACGACATGCGCGCAGGTGCCGATCATCGCGGGCAAGGTCGAAGCGCTCGAGCGCCATTGGATTGAGCACACGACCGAGACGGCCGACCTGATCCCGATCGTCAAGGCGCTGCGCACGTGCCCGCCGTTCATGTCGTGCTTGCCCAGCGTGCGCCCGCCAGCGTGGTCGCCGTGAAGTGACGTGACGATACATTACATCGGACGATTTCGACCATGAGCCCCCCGAAAGCCAGGGAACAATCGACCGGCCTGGCCGTACTCTCCTCGAAAGTCGACACACTCGACCG